AGACCATCTACAAGAAGCAGAAGCTTGATCGTGATGACATGCTCGATATCACTGACTTCGATGTGGTCGCCTGGCTGAAGGCCGAGATGCGTCTGATGCTCGACGAGGAGCTCGCACGAGCCATTCTCGTTGGTGACGGCCGTGATGTGTCGGCAGATGACAAGATCAATGAGGGAAATATTCGTCCCATCGCAACTGATCACGCTCTGTACGCTGTCACGCTCACGGTGAACTTGTCCGACGCGTCTTCGGACGTCAAGGAGATCATCGACGCGCTGATTCTCAATCGGCGTTACTACAAGGGCACTGGTCTCCCGACGATGTTTACCACCGAGACGATCATCGCGCAGTTCATGCTGCTCAACGATGGTATGGATCGGCGTCTGTACCGTTCGCTCGAGGAGATCGCTTCTGAACTCCGTGTTGCGCAGATCGTGCCGGTCGAAGTCATGGAAGAGGACCCGTCTGTCGTGGCGATTCTCGTGAATCTCAACGACTATGTGGTTGGTGCGGACCGTGGTGGTCAGGTGTCGATGTTCGACGATTTCGACATCGACTACAACCAGTACAAGTACCTCATCGAGACTCGTGTCTCCGGGGCACTCGCCAAGCTGAAGTCGGCTATCGTTGTTCGCAACGTTGCTTCTGGTACTGATGCTCCGGTGGTCCCGAATGCACCGACGTTCAATGAGGACACTGGTGTCGTGACGATTGTGGCTACCACTGGTGTGGTCTACAAGAACGCCGATACAGGCGCTACTCTGTCTACCGGTGCTCAGACTGCTCTCGCAGAAGGCGAACACCTGACTGTGGAAGCAGAGGCAGCATCCGGTAAGTACTTCGCGGTCTCGTCCGACAAGATGTGGACGTTCCGCAACCGCGGCTGATCCAACTAGGAGATGAACGATGGCACGCTTTCATGGAGTAGTAGGGTATGGAGAAGCACTGGAATCTCCGCCTGACTCTGGTATCTGGGTCGATGAAATCACTGAATTTACATATACAGGTGATGTGATTCGTAATACCAGACGATTGGAGGAAGGCGAACACCTGAATAATGACATTACTGTCGGTAATTCGATCAGTATTGTTGCCAGTCAGTATGCCATCGAACATTTCCATTTGATCAAATACGTCAGATGGGCGGGGACTCTTTGGACAGTGACCAGTGTCGAAGTCCGGAGTCCCCGTCTCATCCTCAGCTTAGGGAGTGTTTATAATGGGCCAACGCCTTGACCTTCATGAGCTGCTGATCACTTTGTTGGGGTCTGGTAATGTGTATTTTCAACCTCCTCCAACTGTGCAAATGAAGTATCCATGTATTGTTTACGAGTTAAACGATATCAATACTGATTTTGCAAACGACAAGCCATATAATCGACACAAAAACTATTTGGTAACGGTCATTGATCGAAATCCAGATAGTTCTTTGCCAGATCGAGTCGGAGAATTGCCATTGAGCAACTTCGATCGCTTCTATACGGCTGAAAACCTCAACCACAATGTCTTCAGACTCTTCTACTAAGGAGAAAATAACATGGCTGCACTCACTTGGGATGCCATCGGCGAGCGGTTCTATGAAACCGGCGTTGATCATGGTGTCCTCTACATCCCCGATGTCTCCGGTGCTTATGCACTCGGTGTCTCTTGGAACGGGCTTTACACCGTTACCGAATCGCCTTCTGGTGCTGAGCCCACGGCTCAGTATGCCGACAACATCAAGTACCTGAACCTGTTCTCCGCCGAGGAGTTCGCCTGCACGGTCGAAGCGTTTACCTATCCGGACGAGTTCGCTGCGTTCGACGGTCTTGCTTCCCCGGAAGTTGGGATGGTGATCGGTCAGCAGCCCCGCAAGGTGTTCGGCCTGTCCTACCGAACCAGGATTGGTAACGACATCGATGGTACCGCCCTTGGGTACAAGCTTCACCTGGTGTACGGTTGCCAGGCAAGCCCGTCGGAGAAGGCCTACAACACCATCAATGACTCGCCGGAGGCAATTACCTTCAGCTGGGAGGTGTCGACTACCCCGGTGCCAGTCACCGGCTATCTGCCGACCTCTCTCATCGTCGTCGACAGCCGCACTGCCGATCCGACCAATCTGGCGGCTCTCGAAGTTGAGCTTTATGGTGGTGTCGCGGCGGCCAATCTGCCGACGCCGGACGAAGTTATCGCCTTGATGGGGACCCCGTAATCTGAAAGTACAGGAGAGCAGAGAATGCTAATACTAAAGATCCTCGGCAATGAGGTATTCAACGAAGAAACTCAGGAGTTTAGTACCTTCGGAGATTTCGAGTTGAAGCTTGAGCATTCTCTGCTCTCACTGTCAAAATGGGAGTCAAAATTTCTGAAACCTTTTCTGGGCAAAGAAGTTAAGACTCAACAAGAGATTCTATGGTATGTGGAGGCCATGATTCTCAATCCGACAATCCCAGAAGGGTTCTGGGATAAGCTCTCAACCAAGAACATGGATGAGATTAATGACTACATTGAATCTCCACAGTCAGCAACCACATTTGGCACAATGCCTGAAGCCAAAGCTCGTGGAAGACCCGAAGTGATAACTTCGGAATTGATCTATTACTGGATGGTTGCCTTCAACATCCCGTTTGAGACAGAAACTTGGCATCTTAATCGACTCTTCTCGTTGATTAGAATTTGCAACGTGAAGAATTCGAAGCCAAAGAAGATGTCACGGAGCGAAATCGCTCAACGAAATCGTGAGTTGAATGCTCAGCGTCGTGAGCAATTTGGTACTAGCGGCTGAAAGGAGGCCCGATGGCTGTCATTACCTGGGGTATAGTCGGAGAACGGTTTTACGATGTGGGTCTAGATAGAGGTGTTCTCTATTTCCCAGAAGGTGGGGGCGTTGCTTGGAGTGGTCTAGTATCTATCGAAGAAAGCAACTCCACAAAGGTTGAGTCTGCCTATTTCGATGGTTTGAAATACACAGACATCGTAACTATGGGTGATTTTGAAGCAACTCTCAGAGCTTTTACTTATCCGGATGAGTTTCTCAGATTCGAAGGAACTATAGAAGATCAAACTGGTGTCATGATTACAGGACAACCACCAATAACGTTTGCTTTGTCTTATCGGACAAAGGTTGGTAACGACCTTGGTGCGGAAGTTGGGTATAAGCTTCACATCTTGTACAACTTGATAGCGGTTCCATCTGATATAGAACATAGAACTTTGGCTTTGGACCCAGAACCTATTGAATTTGAGTGGATGCTTACCGCAGTTCCCGAAGACATCGAGGAATTCAGACCTTCAGCTCATATCATTATCGATTCTCGGAAGATCGATTCATTGTTGCTTGGTGACATCGAAGAATTCCTCTATGGCACTGAAGACAACGGCCCGAGACTTCCTTCGCTTAAGGGTTTGACATCTTATATTCGCAACTGGGAACGTATGGTTATCGTTGATAACTTTGATGGCACCTGGACAGCAACAACAAATGATCCCGATATTATTACGATGATCGATGAGACAGAGTTCGAAATTACTGCAGATACTGCGGTATTTCTGGACGCTGATAGTTACTCACTTAGTAGCACTGAAAAGAATGAGGGAGACCTATGGCTACCGTAACAGGCTTTACCGCCGCTCGAATGCAAGAAATTGAAGATGCCTCCGTCATTGGTGCTCATATTACAGGCGATGATCTGGTTTTAGAAACACATGATGGTGGTACTATCGTTGTCGGTAGTCTTCGTGGGCCTCAGGGTGATGTTGGACCGTCAAATGCTGATGTTGGCGACGTAAAGACAAGTATCTTGTCGACTATCTCAGGTTGGATCCTGATGGGGACGACAATTACCAGTGCTAATACTAATTGGCCAGACTTGTGGGCAGTGGCTCCTGCATCGTGGAAGAGTGGGACGACTCTCAATCTTCCGGTGATGACGGACACGTTCGTACAGGGTGGTGGGACAATTGGCGCTATTACTGGCGCCAATACCAAGGTGCTTCTGGCAAGCAACCTTCCTCCTCACTCTCACATCGCTGCGAATCACACCCACCCGGTTGCTCAGCACACCCACCCAATTGCTCACGTTCACACTATTTCGCATACGCACGAGCATGTGCATACTCATACCATGACTCACGATCACGGGGTCTTCAACACGAGTGGGCACTCCGTCAATCATGTCCATAACATCAATTCCAGGTTCAACTCTACCGCTGGAAACACTGCCTACATGATGGCGGCCAGTTCGGTTGGTACAATCGCCAGCCCAGACCGGCAAACCGACGGCGCCGATGTCAGTCACACCCACCAGGTCGACGTGCCAAACTGGGTTGGTAACACTGGTGGTGCTTCAGATGCTACAACTGGCCAGCCAAGCACGGCAAACTCTGGTAATCCCAGCAATGCCAACAGCGGTCTGGCAGGACCAACTGTTACTGGTTCAGATGGTGGAGATGCTACAGGTAATGGCCCAGGAACATCCACTCCTGTCGATATTCAGCCTAGGGCATTGCGTCTCAACTACTTCATTTATCCAGGTGTTCACGGATAAGGAGATTCCATGTTCCGTGTTGTCTCTAGAGGTTCGTTCAGTAGAACTTCGAGATTTTTGACTCATTTAAAGAGCGGTGATATTTACAGACAACTGGATCAACATGGTCGACGCGGGGTAGAAGCTTTGTCGGCTGCGACTCCAAGAGATACTGGTGCAACGGCAGAAGCCTGGACTTATAACATTGAACGTAGTCGTGGAAAAGTCGTTATATCTTGGAACAATACGAATGATAATCAAGGGGCAAAAATTGCTGTCCTGATTCAATATGGCCATGGGACTGGAACCGGGGGGTTTGTCCATGGGCAAGATTATATTAACCCAGCAATTCAACCAGTATTCGACAAGATCGCAAGCGACGTATGGAAGCAGGTGACAAATGGCTAGTAATATTGAGGACCGCATAGTCCAAATGCAATTTGACAACACTGCGTTCGAACGTAAGATGTCAACAACTCTGACGAGTCTCGACAAGCTCAATTCGACGCTTCAAAACATGGGGAAAACGACCGGGTCGAAAACTGGTCTGGAAAATCTCTCCTCAGCTGTCGGTCGGTTCAGTCTAGGACCGATGCACACGGCCATCGATGGTGTCAGCGCCAAGTTCCTCGCACTGTCAACAATTGGGGTTACAGCATTAGCGACGATCACCAGCAAAGCCATTGATGCCGCTTTCAGAATTGGCAAAGCGTTTGCGCTTGACCCAATTACGTCTGGTTTCTCAGAGTATGAAACTAACATCAGCTCGATCCAGACGATCTTGGCCAACACGGCTCGTGATGGCACAAATCTGGAAGATGTTAATGCAGCCCTTGACCAGCTGAACGAGTATTCAGACAAGACGATCTACAACTTCTCCGAGATGGCTCGGAACATCGGTACCTTCACGGCAGCTGGTGTGGATCTGGATACATCTGTCACCTCTATCAAGGGTATCGCTAACCTGGCAGCTATATCTGGCTCAAGCTCTGAACAAGCTTCCACGGCGATGTATCAGCTCTCACAGGCGATCGCCAGTGGGTCTGTGAAGTTGATGGACTGGAACTCAGTTGTCAACGCCGGTATGGGTGGTGAAGTCTTCCAACGTGCCCTGTTTGATACAGGCGTCGCAATGGGGACGATTGCAGACGTACCTATGGGTACGACTTTCGATGAGTGGACTGCTGCTGGCAACACGTTCCGTGGTTCACTTGATAGCGGATGGCTCAGTGCAGATGTTCTGACCACCACGCTTGGTGCTTTCTCTGGTGAACTGACTGAGGCGCAGCTTACTGCGGTTGGGTTCACTCAGGAGCAGGCACAAGAGATGCTGCGGCTTGGTGAGGCCGGGATTGACGCAGCGACAAAGGTTCGCACGTTCTCTGGACTTATCAGTACGGTTAAGGAAGCAATTGGATCCGGCTGGGCTCAGTCGTTTAGGCTTATATTTGGTGACTTCGAAGAGGCAACAGCACTTTTCAGTGGGCTCAGTGACACTATTGGCGTATTTGTCTCAAAGAATGCGGAAGCTCGCAACAGCATGCTCGCAAGCTGGAAGGGCATGGGCGGGCGTGACGAATTGATCAGTGGCGTAACAAACGCCTTTAAGGCACTTGGGGAAATCCTGGCGCCGATCAAGCAGGCATTCCAATCAGTGTTCCCCCCGATGACGGCGCTGAGATTGCTCGAATTGACCCGTGGAATTCAGCGTTTCGCTGATGCAATCAAGCCGAGCGAAGAAACTGTCAACAATATTAGGCGTATATTTATCGGGTTCTTCTCTGCTTTGAAGATCGGGTGGACCGTCCTCAAGGAGGGCGTAAAGTTCATCACTGGCTTACTTAAGTCGGTTACTGGTGCTGGATCTGGTAAGTTCCTCAGCTTCTTCGCCAACATCGGTGACAAGATTTCTGCACTTAGGCGCACTCTTGTTGATGGTGGAGGTATTGCTGACTTCTTTACCAATTTGTCAGCGAAGGTAAAGATTCCTCTCGAAGCACTTAAGAATTTCAAAGATACGGTCGTTGGAATTTTCAGCGGGTTCAAGCTTCCATCTGGATTCAATAGTATATTTAGCCGGATCAAAGCACGATTCTCATCGATTTCTAATATTGGTTCTCATATCGGTGATATTTGGGCACCGTTCCGCAACGCAGCCGAAGCTATCGGTGGAGTTCTAGAAGAAGTTTGGAACACAATTTCTAACTGGTTCTCTGAACTTGGCGGAAAGATGGCAGACGAAGTTGCTCCGGGGGATTTTGACGCTACAGTCGACGCTGTCAATGTCGGTCTACTTGGTGGCATCACTGCCCTCTTGTTCGGGTTCTTGAAGAACGGCCTCAAGCTTGACTTCGGTGATGGTCTTTTCGATGGGATCAAGGATTCTCTGAACGGGTTGACAGGAACTCTTGGCGCTATGCAATTC